GAGTGCTATGGTGTGGAGGTGAAGGTGACAAGAACAGGGGCCATGTCCGTGGATCAGAATGTGCTGGTGGAGTTGGATCTGCCCATGGTTCGTGATTATCTGATGCTTATGAAATTGAAAAAAGCCCGGTCCACTTATCTCATGAACATACTGAGGGAAACGAATGAGGATGGATACCTGAGGCCCTTCTTCAATTTGCATACAGTGAGAACGTTCCGTTCCAGCAGTGAGGCTCCAAACTTCCAGAACATTCCCATCCGTGACCCTGTGATTAAGGACATAGTGAGAGGGGCCTTTGTGCCTCGTCCCGGCCACAGGATCGGGGGAGTGGACTATTCGGGTATAGAGGTGAAGATAGCGGCTGTGTATCACCAGGATCCTACCATGCTGAAGTACCTACGGGATCCCCACTCCGATATGCACCGTGATGTGAGTATGGATTGTTACAGGATTGATGACCCTGGACTTGTAACCAAACAGATCAGGTACTGTGGGAAGAACAAGTTCACATTTCCCCAGTTCTACGGGGATTATTACAAGAACTGTGCCTCTGCCTTGTGGAAGGTTGTGGATGTGATGAAGTTGGAATTGGCTGATGGTACACCTCTCCATGAGCACCTGCGTAGGAAAGGGCTTGATACCTATGAGAAATTCGAAAGGCATATACAGGAAGTGGAGAGGAGGTTTTGGTATGATAGGTTCCCCGTGTACAGGCAGTGGAGGGAGAGGTGGTATGCGGAGTATCAGAAACGGGGATGGTTCGAGATGCTTACCGGGTTCAGGTGCAGTGGGGTGATGAAGAGAAACGATGTGGTGAATTATCCGGTGCAGGGAGTGGCATTTCACTGCCTTCTCTGGTCACTGATAAGGTTACATAGGTGGATGAAGCGAGAGGGGTTGAGGAGTAAGATTGTGGGACAGATACATGATGAGATAGTGATGGATTTGCATGAGGATGAGATGGAGAAGGTGTTGAGAAAGGCAAAACAGATAATGTGTGAAGACATAATGGACCACTGGCCTTGGCTCCGGGTTGTGCCTATGGAAGTGGAAGCGGAGTTTGCTGACCCTGGGGAACCCTGGAGCCGTAAGCACCCGGTGGAGATTCCATAGGGGAGACACAGGAGAGGAGGTGTGGAGATAGGTGAGTCTATATCTGAAGTACCGACCAAGGACCTTGGATGAGGTGGTGGGGAATGTGGCTGTGGTAGAATCACTTAGGGCCGTCCTATCGAAGCCACATGATGAGATTCCCCGAGCTATGCTCTTCCATGGGCCCAGTGGCACCGGGAAGACTACGTTGGCCCGTATAGTGGCTACCACGCTGGGATGCCATGAAGTGGATTTCAAAGAGGTGGATGCTGCTGATTTCCGTGGCATTGATACAGTAAGGGAGATACGTAGGTCCATGCACCTACGCCCCTTGAGGAGTCCCTATAGGATGTATCTGTTGGATGAGTGCCATGCGATGAGCCGTGATGCCCAGACCGCACTGCTGAAGGCCCTTGAGGATACACCAAGGCATGTGTTCTTCCTCCTTGCCACCACTGACCCCGAGCGGTTGTTACCCACAATAAGGTCCAGGTGTATGGAGTTCCAAACCCGTCCCCTCAGTCCCGGGGCTATGTTGAAGCTGTTGACCACCGTATGTGAGAAAGAAGGGAAGGAAGTGGATAGGGAGGTGTTGGAGTTAATCGTGCGTGAGAGTATGGGACTCCCTCGTGTTGCCCTTGTGATGCTGGATAAGGTGATTGATCTGGACACCCGTCGTGCCCTCCGTGTGGTGGAGCGGGTGGCAGTGGAGGAGAATAAGGTAGTGAACCTATGTAGGACCCTGTTAAGGGATGATGTGACATGGGATGAGGTGAAGAAAGTGTTGAAAGGATTGGAGGATCAGGATCCTGAGTCTGTGCGTCGCACTGTGTTGAACTACTGTGCTGCGGTGTTGATGAGTGAGGACAATGGTTGGGCTTATTTGGTGATGAGTGCTTTTAAGGAGCCTTTCCATAGTACTGGTAAGGCGGGATTGGTGATGGCATGCTATGAGGTGGTGATGGAGAGTGGTAGGTAGCCCTCACTCAACTAGGCCTCGTTGGTATAATTAAGAAAAGAGGAGGAGATGATGGGGTATGGGAAAGGATGTGTTACTGGGTAGGGATTATGAGAAGGATTTGGCCATAGATATGAACAACCTGCATAAGGAATGGGAACGCCAGCCCCACATCTTCATGCTCTATGCGGAGGCGGCGGCGGATGCAAAGCTCCGTGTTGACAAGCTCCGTGAGGAGGTGGAAGTGATTAAGGCTGAAATCGCCACTGATATTCGTTCCTCTCCTGAATCCTATGGGTTCACCAGAGTGACAGAGTCTCAGGTTAAAGAATTAGTGTTACAGGATGGGAGATATGCGAAGGCTATGGAGCGGTATCTGCGGGCCAAGCACGAGTATGAGATTCTTGCAGCAGCAGTGAAAGCATTTGACCAGAGGAAGTCGGCTCTGGAGAACCTGGTTCGCCTCTATGGACAGCAGTACTTCAGCACACCTGTCGTTCCCGATTCGGAGCCCTTTGCACAGGAGAGGAGGGAGATGGTGCGAACTCGTATACTTGAGAGATTGAATCCTGTCGGAGGTGATAAGGAGTGACGATTGATTTCACTGACATACTGTTACTGGCACTGGGGTTTCCCATATGGGCATACTTTGTGGCCCGGTTTGTGGGCATAGCATGGTTTAGATCGAAAAGAGAACAATTATTGAAAGGAGGACGAGAGTGAGATGAGTACACAGCAACTCAGAAGACCAACTCGACGACAGCTCCAGAGTGGGAGTGGGGGTGGTGTCAATAGAAGGACCACCTCTACAAAGGATGAGCTAAAGGAGCTGGTGCGGGCAAGGATCCGTGCCCGCAAGGAGCAGAAGGGACAAGGGAGGAAGTATAATATTCCCCCAGAGGTGTCGTTTTTTCAACCTCGACATAGGTGTAGGGTTGATATCCTTCCTTATCGGGTCACTCGTGATACCAATCCTGATGTACCCCCTGGCAAACTCTGCTATGTGAGGACGGTTTGGGTTCATTATGGCATAGGATTGGATGATAGGTCATACATTTGTCCAAAGACCATTGGACAGAGGTGCCCTATATGTGAGCACAGGGCAAAGTTGATCAAGGAGAAGTCACCGGATGAGCAGCTTGTAGCCGCATTGAAGCCCAAGCAGCGTGAGCTCTACAATGTGATTGACCTTGATGAACCCGACAAAGGGGTGCAGCTTTGGGAAATTAGCTACCACTTGTTTGGAGCTAAATTGGAAGAGGAAATTGATGAAGGAGAAGAGGATTGGGCCGCATTCGCTGATCTGGAGCAGGGCTATACGTTGAGACTCAGATTCAGTGAGCGTACGCTGGGAAGGAACAAGTTCCTGGAAGTGAGTAGGATTGATTTTGAACCTCGTGATCCTTATCCAGAGAGCATATTGGATGAGGTGCTGGATCTGGATGCCATACTCAATGTACCTACTTATGAGCAGTTGGAGAAGGCGTTTTTTGAGCTTGATAATGGTGATACGGGTGAGGAGTTGGTTGGAGAAGGTGATGTGGTGACGGCAGAAGAAGAGGAAGTTGTTTATGAAGAAGATATAGGAGGTGGGGAAGAAGAGGAAGTGATAAGGAAACAAGTGCTTCCTCCTCGTAGATCCTCCACTGCGGCAGGCAGTAAGGGAGGAAGGGAGCAGCAGGAGGAAGAGGCAGAGAGACCTCGCCGCCATTCTCCTTCTCCTCCCTCTCGCCGTTCCGTCACCGTTACAGCAGCAGCAACAGCACAGCGCCGTTCTCGACCTGTTCGGGAAGAGGAACCTGAGTCACCTGCTGAAGAGCAACAGCAGCAGCGGGAGTGCCCTTATGGGGGCACATTTGGTGCTGATTATGATAGGTTGGATGAGTGTATGGATTGTGAGATTTGGAATGAGTGCTATGAAGAGTTTAAGGCAAGGTATGGTGAGGAAGGATGATTAGGAAGAAAGGAGGAGAAAAGGAAGGTAAGAACAGTGATATAGTAGAACAGATAAAGGCTTCCGCCCATCGCTCCACCTCCTCTCCTTGGGGCCAGGGGGAGGTGCCACAGCTGTACATACCCACGGGTTCAATGCTTTTGAACCTGTGTTGCTCGGATTCCATATGGGGCGGATATGGAACGGGCAAGATGGTGAACCTCATCGGGGACAGCTCGAGTGGCAAGACCCTCCTGGCCCTCACCATGTTAGCTGAGATGGCCTATAGTAAGGAGTTCAGTGAGTACAGATTGATATATGATGATGTGGAGTGTGCGTTGGAGTTTGATGTGGAGATGTTGTTTGGTAAGAAATTGGCTCGGAGGCTTGAACCTCCTCCAGGCTCCACCGAGGACAAGCCCTATTCAGATACGATACAGGATTTCCAGTATCATATGGAGCAGGCCCTCCGCTCCAGGAAACCCTTCGTCTATGTGCTTGACAGCTTCGATGCCCTTACCAGTGTAGAGGAGCGGGAGAGGACGGAGAAGTACTTGGAAGCATACAGAAAGGGCAAGGACCCGGGAGGGTCCTATAGAGTGGAGAAACCCAAAGTGGCCAGTGAGATACTAAGGCAAGTGGTAGGGGGATTGAGAGATACGAGGTCCCTACTGCTCATCATATCACAGACCCGTGATAATCTGGATGCCCTGAGCTTTCAACGCAAGACAAGGAGTGGGGGTAATGCTCTGAGGTTCTATGCTGCACATGAGATATGGTTAGCGGTAGCGGGTAAGATAAAGAGGAAAGACCGGGTAGTGGGAGTGAGAGTGAAAGCAAAAGTGACAAAGAACAAGTTGACAGGGAAATTGCGGGAATGTGAGTTCAATATCTACTATGACTATGGGGTGGATGCGGTGGGAGAGTGTGTTGATTTCCTCATCAATGAGGGTCATTGGAAGAAGACCAAACTAACGGTGGAGGCTCCGGAGTTAGGTCTCCAAGGTACCCGTGATTCCCTGATTAGGCAGATAGAGGACCGTGGTCTGGAGAACAAGTTGTTTGAGGTGACACAGGCCCAGTGGCTCTCCATAGAGGAGAGTATTAGGTTGGACAGGAAACCAAGATTTGGAGGTCGTGACGATGGAGATGATAACGATTGAGATTACAAAACGTATAGAGTTTGACTACGGGCACCGGGTACCCGGACACAGGGGCAAGTGCAGGAGCCCTCATGGACACCGGGCTCGTGTGGAAGTGACGGTAACGGGCACCGTCCCCCGCACCGGGATGATAGAGGATTTTGGAGCGTTGAAAGGAATGATGGAGGCTGTGATTGCTGAGCCCTGGGACCATGCATTCCTGGTCCACAGGGAGGACACCCAGTTGCTTGAGGCCTTGGAAGGGAAAGGTTGGAAGGTGGTAGTGCTGGACCTTCCTCCCACGGCCGAGAATCTGGCCCTCATGGTGGCACAGGCGATGGAGAAACATATCTCCTCCGTATCTTCTCAGTTAACCGTGACACGGGTCACATTCTATGAGACACCTAATAGTTGGGCCACTTGGACCAAAAGGGGGTGATGTGATACGGTAGGGATTAAATTCTTCTCACGGAAGCGAAGGAGACGGGGAGTGCCCACCGTAGTCATGTACATCAATGGGTTTCCTGTGCGGGGGCAGCTTAAGAAGGTGTTCCAGATATTGCTTCTCTCCTGTGTCCATTCTTTCATAGTGTCGGCTGATGTGATTAGGAGACAGGTCCTTGAAGCCATCTCTATCATGGAGGACTATTGTACCTGGATATGTGAGGATCCAGATGTTGATCCCCGTTTCCGTCGCCAGAGCAGTGTGTTCAGACGTAGGCTCCAGAGGTTGCGTGCCTTTTGGAAGGTCTATTATCGGACCGACCAAGGGGCTCAGCAGGGATTCTATGATCTGATTCTTGCTCTGGAAGGACTCAGTGTGTTGCATGGCTTTGGATTGGCGAATCAGTTCGGGGATCCACTGCATGTGAATCCCGAACGCCAGAGCGTGTATTTGAGGATGAGTAGAAGGTGAAGGAGTGGATTGTTGTGCAAGGAGACTCCACTACAGGCATACCTGTGAGGGATGGAGCGGTGGATCTTGTCGTCACTTCTCCTCCATATGGAGTGGGGAAGGACTATGGACGGGGGAGTGACGGGGATTTGTATGGAAGGGAAGAATATAGGAAGTTCAGCTTTTGGTGGTTGAGTGAGGTATGGAGAGTTAGTAAGGAAGGGGGACGTTTATGTGTGAATGTTCCTCTTGATACCAATGTACCTGACAAAAGGCCCGTCTACTATGATGTGCTGTGGGCTGCTGAAGAGGTGGGGTGGAAGTACTGGACTACCATCATATGGGTGAAACAGAAAGTGGAGTCCTTGGGCACAGCTCCTTCAGGGAGGTTTTTTGGGTCATGGTGTTCCCCATCGGCACCTAATGTGGTGGCCCCGGTGGAAGTGGTGTTGGTTTTGTATAAAGGTGATACATATCATAGGACTCCTCCCCCTGCCAGACCCACTGATCTGAGGAGAGAGGAGTTTCTGTATTGGGTGAATGGGGTATGGCTCATAGCACCCTCCCCTCGGATCATGGACCATCCCGCACCTTTTCCCGGGGAGTTAGTGAAGAGATGTGTGAAATTGTATTCCTGGCCTGGGGATCTGGTGTTGGATCCGTTTGTTGGTTCTGGTACCACTGTGGTTGTCTGTAGGGAGTTGGGAAGGAGAGTGGTGGGTGTGGAATTGAATCATACCTATTGCGTGAAAGCAGCCAAGAGGGTGAGGGCTGAGGGGAGGAGGCACTCTATGAAGTTGTTCAAAGAGGAGGAGTGTTAGAGGTGAGTGGTAGAAGTAAAGAAAAAGGAGGAGGATTTGAGAGGGAGGTATGCAAGAAACTGTCCCTATGGATAAGTGGTGGGGAGAGGGATGATGTGTTTTGGAGAAGTGCCCTCTCTGGAGGCCGTTACACAGTAGGTCTCCGTGAAGGTCGCATAAGGAGTAAGCAAGCGGGGGATATCAGTGCAGTGCATGAAATGGGGCAGTGGTTTGTGGATAGATTTGTGGTAGAGTGTAAGAGCTATAAGGACATCCAACTGAAGAGTCTCATGTGGGGAAGACCACGGAGAGACTCCGTGCTGGAGTTCTGGATGGTAGTGGATCGGGTGGCTCTGGATCTGGGTAAGGAACCCATATTGGTAGTGAAACAGAATCAGTGGCCACCACTGGTCGTGCTGCGTGAAGGAGTGGGACTGGATAAGTACATTCGTATGGTGCATATGGAAGTGGTGCCTGTAGTGG